GACATAAACCTGTTTTCGCCTCTGTCAAGGAACAGTTGCGTAGAGCGGTCTAGATCCGCTGGTGGTGCTCAGGGAGAAGTATCTGAGCGTATCTCTTTTGCCAAAAGAGGTACAATGGATCTCCGAAGGATGGCGATCATCAATTCACGAGCCAAGACGTTGGCAGATGAATTCCACGCTAAGAGCATTTCTGAAAACCTGGTTGAACCCAGTCAATCAGTCACTGTCAGATGTGTTGATGATCCACTTAAGGCCCGCATAATCACTGTTGAACCAATTAGGAATCAACGCTTGAAGCAGGTCACCACAGATCTCAATAGGTATCTCCGGCGTACTCACGAACCGTTTCGCTTGTTGGGGGGCGAATCTGTATTACAGATTGCCACATCGATCCCTCCTCTAGCTACGGGTCATAAGTACGTATCAGGAGACTACAGTGCAGCGACGGATAACTTGAATGCAGACATATGCTGGACATGTGCGCAATCCGTTTCCGAAAAGCTGCCTGAAGATCTGAAGCAACTCTACCTCTCAAATGCAGGTATGCATAAGTTGCTTTATCCTTCGGGCGAATTGATCGATCAGAGTAATGGACAACTTATGGGCTCATTGAGTTCATTCAATAACTTGTCCATGATCAATTCGGCAATCTTCTCCTTGGCTAGGTCTTACGAACCAAGTGACTATTCAGACTGGCATTACGTGAACGGAGATGATATTCTCTTCACTGCAACTCCCGAAGGGCTGCAGCGTTGGAAGGATCTCACTTCATCCGTTGGCCTGTCTCCCTCTTATGGAAAGAATTATTATTCCTCGGAATATTTCACGATCAATTCACAATTCTTTCATAATCGAGTTGAAATTCCCTTTGTCAACTACCGCCTCCTAAAACCTTTAGGTGATGATAAGAGGACTAGGGAGATAAACTCGAAGGGGAAGTCACGCAACATAGTTTCAAGCGAGGCACTAGGTGCCGCTTGGAGAGATATCTGCACACGGGCACAACTAGCATTGGACCATAAGGGTCCAATCCGAAGAGCATTTCTCCGTGCACATCTCAAGGATCTTCTCCGTAATGGGAAGGATCTCTTACTACCTGTTGCTTGGGGTGGTTCGGGAGCAATGACGATTAAGGAATCGATTGGGAATCTTCCCCTCAATCTTTATCGTATTCGTGACATTGCCCACAAGACTAGCGGTGCTGGTGGAGACTCTGTACTCCACGCAGCATTGGCGATTGGGGAACAGCTGAGAGAGTTACCTCCCATCGATGGTGTAGTCGCAACTAGAAATACTTCTAGGACTCAATTCATCTTCGATGGTAACTCGAGTTCAAGTACACCTAAGACACGTTTACCGTGCAGTTCCTGCTTGAAACTTCGTCCGATTCTTGGAAAGAATCTGACTCCAGCTCTTGTAGGGGTGATCCGTAATGCACATGAGAATGGACGTAGTCACTGCCATAAGGCATACTGATCCATCTTGTCATGATTACGGACTGAGGGTCCCATGCTTCGGTGTGGTG